AGAATTAATTAGTGTAAAATTTTGTAAAATTGTTTGTATATCAGTTGGTATTCTCAATTGTTTGTTTATATCCAAACTAAGTTTACCTTTACCCAAATTGTTTGCAACCGCAATTATCCACCATAAACTCACATCATTATAATATCTATAAGCTATTTGGTCAAGATAATCATTGTCTGACACTGTAATATAGATATCACTTGGAGACTCTGGTATAGCTGGATATAATAAAGTTTTATATACCCTTTTTCCATCCCATCTTTTATCTATTGTTGTGTAGTCATATCTATTCATATAATTATCCAATTTCCATCATGTCAATTTCTCCTGTACGTCTTGCATTAAACTCTTCTTGTTGTTCAATTTCTTGTGCGCTTGCCAAAACAGATAACTGTCTTTCAAATGGACCTCCTGTTCTGATATCACCAAAGTTATTTCTACCAACTTTTGGTTTTTCTTTTTCAAGAATATTTGCGTCTATGTTTATTTCAACTTCTCTTGGAAACTGTGCTACAGTTACATTATCATTTGTTTTTAATCTTCCTTTCAAGTATTCAAATGTATTAGTAGTATCAGAAATAGTTTCCCAAGTTGCATTGTCTGGAATTGTCATACCAATACTGTTAATAACTATTGGTTGATCTTTATATATATCACCAATAGTGATCATAACCAAAGGTGGAACAATAAATCCATTTTTATAATTTACTGGTTTTGTCAATCCCATCAAGTAATTGATTCTTTGCCACATTGGGAAAAGTTCTTTCACACTCATTGCAACTACAGAAAAATTGAATCCAAGTCCTCTAGTGAATCCTTTGTAGTTATATACTTTATCTGCATTTCCAATATATTGAAAATCATCCCATGTTGATACAGATCTTTCATTTATAGCTTTTACAGTTGCTCTAAATGGTATATATTTTTGATTGTATATATCATAAAAATAAAACTTAATCAGATCTTTATCAATAAATGCATCTGTACTGGATTGTACATTTAATATGTTAATTAAATCACTTTTATTAACACCTGCAAATCCTTTTCCTTCTGGATCATCTAATAAATCTTTTCCGTTCTTATATTTTTTATATTCACGTATATAGGTGATTTGATCTTGATCTTGTCTGTCTTCAAGTTTTGTTGGAGGATCATATGTATAATTTGATCTTAATATAAGTTCAAGTTTTTGAAGTTGTTCATTAGCTAAAATTGTCTGCGGAGAAGTTGGAACTTGAAATTTTGTTGGATAATTACTGTTTAATAAATAATCAGTAAACAAAAATAAAATATCTGATACTTCAAATCCAGGATTTAAAACGTTAATTCCAGCAAAATATGTTTTATTGACAGCACCTATGAATGAAAAACCTTCACCAATTTTCATTGAATTTATATTAGTAGAATCAATTGAAAAACTTTCAGCACTGTATTTTGAAATTGCGCTATTATATTGACCTACGTATCTTGAATATTTATCAAATGTAGGAGTTCCTTCCAAATCTCTGTTATCAGGCCCAAATCTTTGAACTGCACCTAAAGTATCATACGTATTAACACCATTCTTATCATATGAAACAATTCTTTTATTGTTAACCATCAAATTATATGTTTGATCATCACCCTTATATATTGTTCCATCTGGTTGTCCAATTGCAGAAAATGTACCAAACAATGTACTACTCTTGAAATAGTTTGCAATGTTTTTAATAAAGCCAGGTTTACTTGGACTACTTAAATATTTGTAATTTTGTCCACTATAAGCTGCTTGTGCAGTTGCACCTCTTGTTAATCCCTTACCATCACCAGGATTTATAATTGACAGTGGAGTACCACCTTGACCAGGAGCAGTACCTCTTGGAGGAGGATTTGGTGGATTGAATCCAAATGCACTTGCAACTCCTTTTACACCCAAAGCACCAAGAACACCACCTAAATTTGGTTCAATGTGTCTCAATGGTCTATCCAATATACCAAATGATGCAACTCTTGCAGCTGATTGAATTGGCATCAATGGATTATATAACTTAGTTTCATTAAAAGGTTGATATCCTTGTAGATATATTTGCTTTAATAAAAATTTAATACCAGGATTTGATGCGGAATATTTTGTTACTCTGACAACATCAATTGCAGCTGAAGGTTGGAATGGTGCAAACTTAAGAGTAGAATTAAGTCCTCTATTTGCATCATTAATGTTTGTTACAATATAAGGTTGATTTGCACCAATAACTCCACCAGATTCACCTTCTGGATAAGGACTGTACTTACTATATAAAATACTACTATTTGGAGTAAATAAAGTACTTAATTTATTTGCATCTCTTTCATTTACTGTAGGAGGCAAAATCAATCCTGCACCTTGTATTTGTGCATTTGTCGTTGTTTCTGGATTATTTAGATTTGTTGAATTTGCCATATAATTATGTTAAGCTTGTTTGCATTGCTACTCCGCCTGAATCCAATCTGAATCCTACATTCTTAGAAATTCCGGTGATCATCTTTTGACCGTCTAAGTCAACGTTTATTGTTATATTACCAATACCTTCTTTAATACCTTGTTTTATAGCTCCTACTATAGATGCTTGATTAATAGCAAGTTCATTAGCAACAGCAGCATTGTTTGTATTAACTGGCATACCAGCTTCATTTGTTTTATTGATCATACTGCTAAATGAAGGTAAATTTGGTCCACCAAATAAACCGCTTATAATATTAAATCCAGTTCTAAATGGAGCCGTAATTGCATCTAACAAAGATGCACCAATTGAAACTATACCATTTAATATTCCCAATCCAAGTTTTGAAGGAGAATTACCAACAAAAATATTTTTTATCCAATTATATGCATCAACGAACGGTTGTATGATAGTATCATATAATGCACCTCCAATTGCTTGTAATCCACCAAGAAATCCCTTTGGCGTTTCTTCCCATCTCTTCATCAGTGAAGTTATAAATGTAAATATATTTAAAATTACACCAAATGGACCCATAAATTTACCAACTATGCCAAATGTTCTTAGTAAAAAAGTTCCAATTGATCCCATTTTTCCAAATATACTAGTAATTTTTCCAATGAAACCAATTGCATTTGTTGCTTGTGTTCCTTGAAAAAATGAAAATGCTGCTTTCATACTTTGAAAAAATGGTAAACCAAGATCTCTCACATATGAAAAATAACTGAGAGCCTTCCCAATTCTTTCAATTGTAGGAGCTATTGTATTCATCAAGTAAATATAAGGAGCAATATATTTAAATGTAGACAAAATTGCAGGTAGTATATAAGTAGCCGCACTTAACAATGGTTCTACTATATCCATTACAGGTTTTGCTAATTCCATCATCAATTTATTAAATTGATTTTGTAACTGATTAATTCTTTCTTGATTAGCTCGTTGTCTTAATTTAAGTTCTGCTTGTTTACCGATATCTTTTGCTTCTACATCTCTCGCCCTCTTCATTTCTTGCATTTTATCCAATTGAGCCTTTTGTTCAACGGTACCATTCATTCTTATGTAATTAAGCTCTTTATCAGCTTGAATCATTTCTTGCAATTCAGTGACTGTTTTTCCTGATGCTTTTGCAAATGCTTCTGCTTGAAATGGGTCCATTGCATCAAAATTCATGCTCTTTGCAACCTTTAAAATTTCTCTATTAGCACCAAGTATATCTTTTCTATAAGCCAATTCTCTTGCTCTTTGAAATGTGATATTTGTACCCAACAAAACACTAGCTTCAATTTCATCCGTTATACTAGCATTAAAATCCAATAATTTTTTAGCAGTATCTGCCATTTTTTGGAATGTTGTTCCCATTTGTCTAGCTTCAACTGTGCCTTTAATTAGATTTACTACTGAACTTCCAGTATAAATTCTTATATCATCAGATGCATCTGCAATTTCTTTCATTACTTCAGGCAAAGGAACTCCAGCTGCATTTGCCATTGATTTTGCAAAACCAATCATTCCTTTTTGAGATGCAGCGGTACCTCTGGATATACTAGAAATTGACTTTAAAAATTTTGCACTTTCTGCTTCACTGATTCCAAGTTGCGCAGATAAAACTGCTACATCTTTTACTAAATCTTTATTTACTGCAACCAACGCATTAAATTCTTTACCAATTGCAGTGGTTGCAGCAACTACGCCATCAAATGTAACTCCCAAATCAGCCAAGTCAATTGCAAGTGACTTAACGTTTTTTTCTAAAACATCAAAGTCCTCCCTTAAAAATCCAAAACTTTTTCTGAGAGTAAATGCTGCTTTATCAAATTCAAAATACATTTTTACGCCTTTAAGAATAACATCTTTCCAAGTTGGAACTGTACCTGATAAAAGTTTGCCAAACTCACCCATACTGCTCACAGTATCACCAAAAACATTTTTTAACACATCAGCAAGAGTAACATTTTGTCGTAATGTTGGTGTAAATGATTGAATTGATGTTATCTGATCATTCAGAGCTTTTACAACTTTACTTTGATTATTAGCTGTTGTTGACACATAACGAAGTTCTGCACCACGTAATACATTTTGTATTTTTAGTGCTTCTATTGCTTTTAAACGTTCCGCATTATCAATTCCTGCTTTTGCAAGATTTGATTGCAATGCTCTTATTTGAGCTGATGCAATTCTCATTTGAAGTTCAGTTTCTTCTCTTTTAAACTGAAGTCCTACTGAATCCAAATATGAAGACTTAGATTTGATTTCATTAATTCTATTTTGAACCGCTTCTTGTAACTTTTGTGAAGTTAAATATCTTTCAGAGTTATTATTATTTAATCCGGCTTGTTTTACTATATCTTTAAAATTGTTACTAAGTACATCTGTTTCTTTATTGATACTTTTGAACACATCTCTAAGTGATTGACTAAAACTAGTTAAGTCTTTAACACTTTTTTCTAATTTATCAATATCACTTTGATTTACAGTTGATCCTGGTGTTGGCATATTTTATACAACAATAAATATATAAAATATGAACTTTAAACTATCTTTTAATTGTTTTTGGAGATTCTTTTGAAGTGGATTTGTCCATTGCTTCTGATTCTTTCATCTTTGTATCAGCCAGTAACTTGTAATAAAAGTTCCTCAAAAACACTGGTAAGTTGTAACCAATGTTTTGATCAAATGCTCCTTGGGAATAATAACCTAATTCAAATATCTGTTTATGTACAAACAGTTTATATTCAGCTGTTAGGCCAAAAAAATTGTACCGTCATCGGCACCTCCGATCTATCCTCAGAGTTACAGTTAGGACAAGTAAAATTAAATGTCATGTCCAAATCAGGTGAATTTTGACGGATAAACTTTCTCAATTCAATACTATCTCTTGATAAGAGTTCAGTATCAACAAACTTTCTGATAAATGCTTTGTCAGTATTACCGTCAATTGATGTAATTACATGTTTCAATCTAGTAGTAATTTCTGCACTTTGACCACCTTTGTTTAACTTGGATATAGATTTCAACTCATTTTCAATTTGTTGTTCTTCTAATGAAGTGGCCAATTTAACAGTAACTAACTTTTTTGAATATGGAAGTGTGAAACTGATACTATTTTCTGATTTTGTAAATTTACTAAAGTCAAATTCTTTGTCTTTCAATTCAGATAGATTGATATCAATCTTTGATTCTTCTCTACAATTCTTACAAACTACACCTACGGGACCATAACTATCACCATATGCCAATCTTCTTGCAGCAACATACAATGCATTTTTGTCACCAATCAATATATTTTCAATCTTAATTGACTTATCAACAATCAAAGATTCAAGTAGTTTATCTAAAACAACACCTTTTTTAATAAGATTTTCACTGGTAAGAATATCTTCTTCTTTAGCAGTCATCATCTTCAACTCAACTTTGCCTGATGATAACGGATCATTTTCTTTATAAAAGAACCCTTTACTTGGTAACTCAATTACCTCAGTAGGAAATGACACCTCTTGTTTTTGTGGGGGTGGGGGTGCTTGAAAAGATTGTGGTCTTGTAATTGGTACTGTGAAATTTTCTTCCATAAAATGTATAACTTGTACACATATATATAAAAGAATCTAAATATTTGATTTATTTTATTTAAATTGATACCGCAGACAATTCTTTTTGAGCAGCAGATAAGTATACTTTAGCTTGTTTTACTTCTTCCTCTGCAGTTTTAACTGAATCTTGAGCATCTTTTCTTTGTTTTGATAAATCAGCCGCATCTGTTTGTTCTTTAACTTCAGATGGTTTTTCATTCTTTACATCTGTTGATGTTACTTGAGTTTTAGATAAATTGGATAATCTAACTTTTGCAGCTTTTAACTTTTCTTCTTTTGCTCTTAATTCAGCTCTTCTTTGATTAACAAAAGCTGCTTTTGTTTTTTTTGTAGTATCTTTAATTGCGTCTTCTTTTAAAAGAGAAATTATTCTTCTTAACTTAGATTCAATACTCTCATTTACTTTATTGTACTTAAACTTCTGAGTCAAGTCTTTAAATAAAGCAATATCATACCATCCAAAGATGTATCTAAAGAACTGTTCTTTTTGTGCATCTGTATATTTGTCAGATCCTAACATTTGTCTTACAGCAGTTCCACTTAAAATTCTACCATCAACCATGGTTTGATTTTCAGGTATAATTAGTACATATCCACTTTTACTGAGAGGGTCTAATTGGTTTGTGTCTCCTTTAAATGACTTGAAATAACCACCTTGATCTACCTTTAATCTTTCTGCATCTTTTTGACCCAATGCAAATATTACACTGGTTTTGTCTGGATCATACTTCTGTGTAATTTCTACTGATTTGTAGGGGCTCTTTGTTTGTATGATGTGATCAGGTGCAACACCATGTCTTACCCAGATTTGTTGTTTTTCACCAAATGTAAGTGGAGAGTCTGGTAGTTCTACTTTACCACTAGTAGAAACGTAGGTGTCATTGCCAGTTATTGACTTTAAAAAATTAAAGGCATTTAAATGACCTCTGTGTGGTGGATGAAATCTACCAGGATATATTCCAATTACGCTTTTCAAGTTCATGTTATATAAATATAGTACTTAATTGTTAATGTACATAAAAAAACTCCTTGTTTTGTCAAGGAGTTTAAAAAGGATAAGTTTTTTGTTTTTATTAGTATTGTAGAATACAGTAATCTACAGATAGAGTCAAACTAATGGTTGCTGGATCACCACTATCAGTCCAATCCATTTCACCAAAATCAGCACTGGTGATGAATGCACCCTTTAATGTCCATTCTTCTACTTTATCACCTACTGGACCTAGAACGTTGACGGTTAGATCCTTCTTATAGAAGTCACTATAACCATCACGGCCAGTTACAGATTCATGACTCAAACGTACCCATTCCATTACTGCTTGAGCACCAGATGGTACAATTGGATCATATAGTTCCATTGTAATGTTATCCCATGTGGTTTTGCCTTTGTAGTAACGTTGGATGTTGATGTGATCCAATGTCTTCTTTTCACTGGTTACTGTTGGTCTCTTGACTTTTCTAATCAAGAAACTTGGAATACCATCACAGTACAATAGAAACCTATTTTTGACTTTTGGTTCAAATTGTGTAAAGAATATTTCATTACTGTTTAGTAGATCTGCCATAAATTTTTAAATCCTTATTTAGTTGTTGTAATAATAAATATAAATTAAAAGTACTTTTTTTTAAATTGTGTTTTAATTTTTAAATAGTTATACTCTATACAAACCAAACTCCAATTATGGCTAGATCTAAAAATTCAAAAAACTGGTTATCTTTAAACTGTAAACATTGTAATAATTTGTTTGAATGTAGAGTGAGCAAACCAAAGATCTTTTGTAGCAAGAAATGTAGTAATAGTGATAATTCAACAAAACAAAAAATAATTGATGGTCAGAAAAAAACTTTTGATGAAAAATACGGTGGTCACCCAATGACTACAGATGTTGTAAAATCTAATTTTAAATCTGCAATTGTTAAAAAATATGGAGTTGATAGTTACAGTAAATTGCCTGAATATAAAGAGAAGGTAAAACAAACTCTTCTACTAAAATATGGATCTGAAAGTTATATAAATGTAGAAAAAATAAAATCTACTATGATGGATAGATATGGAGTGGACAATGCAGCCAAGATAAAATCTGTCTTAGATAAAAGATCAGTTACTAAGAAATCAAACCACTATGAATTTCTAGTAAATTACTGTAATAGTAACAAATTACAATTTCTATGTGATGAGGTGGATTACAAAGGTTATCACTTTAGTAACATTTATAAATTCAAATGTGACGTATGTAATAAAACATTAGAATCTACGGTTTATAACTTAAACAACTTGTTTTGTGATTATTGTCATCCGGAAAAAATCACTACTGTTGAAAATCATTTTTACAATTTTTTACAAGAAATTTTACCAAAAGATGCTGTTATTAAAAGAAATGATAGAACAGTATTAAATGGCAAAGAATTGGATTTTTATATTCCAGAATTAAAAATTGCGTTTGAAATTGATGGATTATACTGGCACAGTGAAAACGGTGGTGGTATCAATAAAAACTATCATTTGAATAAAACAAAATCTTGCAGTTTTTATGGTATATCACTAATTCATATTTTCGAAAATGAGTGGATCAATAAAACAGAAATTGTAAAATCAATTGTCAAAACACTGTTGAAAACCAATACACTATTTAAAATTAATGCTAGAGATTGCATTATTAAAGAAGTAAATGAAACTGAAAAAAATAAGTTTTTAAATGACAATCATTTACAAGGTGAAGATAAGTCTACAGTTAAATTAGGATTGTATAATAAAAATGATCTGGTTAGTATTATGACATTTAGAAAAACTTCCCGTTTTGATAAAACAAGTGATTGGGAATTAGTTAGATTTTGTAATGCAATTAATACTACAGTTAATGGTGGTGCAAGTAAATTATTAAAACATTTTATCAAACATTATAATCCAAAAAATATAGTAAGTTATAGTGACAGAAGATATTTTACCGGCAAAATATATGAAACTTTAGGATTCAATTTTGTAAGTCATACACCACCTAATTATCATTATCTTATAAATAATTATAAAGATATCAGACACCGCATGAGTTTTCAAAAACACAAATTAGAAAAAATATTAAAAATATACAACCATTCATTAAGTGAATGGGAAAATATGAAAAATAATGGTTATGATAGAATTTGGGATTGCGGCCACGGCAAATATTTCCTTAAGATTCTTTCAAACTAGCCTTTTTATCAAATATCTGATTGATACCATTTCTGAGTTTATCTAGGTGACCTCTGGATCTTAATACTTTAAAAACAATATTCTCTGTACTAAATTCTCCAGACTTGTTTAACCCAACTTCTCTCATATCATACAAATCTTTCAAAACTTTCTTTAACTTAACCAAACTTTCAGATTCTAGTGCATTTTTAATTTTCAACACCATATCACTGTATTTTTGTTGAATTTGTTCTTTATCCAATTCAAAATTCTCCTTCTTTGGTTCAGTCACCCATTTGTTATTTAACAATGAATAAACTCCAGTGGATCTATTTTTCTTAGAAATGTCTTGAATGTATACTTCAACGTTAAATCCTTTAACATGAATGTCATGGTCTTCATTCCATTTACCTTTAATGGCATTTACCATCTTTTCAACCATTTCTACATCTTCAGATACGTCTTTGAAATCTATGACTATATGAACGTCAATATCACTAAAATCTGACCAGTTATAATTTGCGCTGCTACCAATCATTATAATATCTTTAACTGGAACGGTTAATTCTGTATCCTTGTAGAAGGATTGTCCTATAGACTTTAAAGATTCAGCTACATCTGGTTTTAGTTTTAAACCATCCCAAAGAGCTGGATTTAGAGTATTATTATAGATTCTTACTTTCATATATTAGAATAACTATAACCAAATGATTCTGGCAATTGATTTATTAACAATTGTAAACCAGATAATGTACTTGACGCATTTGTATGTATAATACCTTTACCACCAGCAGTTTCAAATGATTCTACATTTTTAGGCAAATCATCAATTAAGCAGCTATTTGGTTTAGCAAATCTACCTTTTCCTCTACCTGAACCGCTGAAGTTAACTTTTAAGCCAGACCAATGGTTACTTAACCACTGTAATTTACCTTTTTCTATATTTCTAATGATATCTTTAGCTTCTTCTCTTGGGTGGTTTTTAAGAATCCAATTGCCGCTAGTACTTGTTAGCACTTGTAGATCTAGATTGTTATCATTAACAATTTTAACTATACCATCTTTAAGTTGATCAAAATCAGGCATTTTTTGCATACTTGACCAAAATACTTCACCTTTATCAGCAATTGCATCCCAAAATTTTGGAGTACCATATTGCGATTCAAACTCTTTAGGTGATGATCCTATCATTTGAGCAAATTGTAAATCAAAATTGCACATCACACCATCCATGTCACAAAATACAATAAATGGTTCAGATTGCTCCAGGAGGTTAGCATCCCAAACTTCAGGTAGAAGCGCTTTAAGTTTGATCATAATAAAATAAATATCAGGAGGTTAAAATAAGTTGACTTAAATGTATAAAAAGCATATATTAAAAGCGCAACATTTATATATAAAAAAGCATTAAGCATTTATTATAATAATAAAGCAACCGCAATATAAAAAGCGCAGCGCACCTGATAATTGTAAAAGTTTATTTAGGATTTGGTATAAAAGTACCATCTTTTAGATTTAGTGAACCTTCACCATATTTGGTTGTGATGGAGTTTAACCACTCATCTTCATCTTTTTGAATCTTTTCGTAGTTGGTTCTAAGGTTAGATTCAACTTGAGATAGTTCTTTAATTTTTGCGTCTAGTGTCATTTTGTCTAAATACAATTGACCGAATGACATGATATTTTCTTGAAAACTGAGTTGAATTTTCTTTAGTGAATCCAACTCTTGTTGTGTGAATTTAATAGGTTCTGACATATGGTATATATATTAAGCAAATTTAAATTTTTTATAACATGAAAAATTTTCTTTATTGTTATATACTTTTACTTTATAATATGCATAATTACATAAATTGTTTACTACAAAATAAATACTTCGATCTGGCCTATCATTTAAAAAGTATATAGAATCATATTTCTGTAACAGAAACTCTTCGTTTTCCTTAACTCCTAATATTTCTACAGAGTATTCGCCGGTATTATAAAACCACATACATAAAAACGATCCGTATTGGAATAATATTTTTAATTTATTATTGTTATATTTTTCATATACATCAACTAATCTTTTAAATTTTGTTGGTGTATCTCCACCAGCATGGTATATGAATAGTGTATCATATGAAAGATTATGATAACTATATGGTATGATTTTAACGTTTTCTTGAATTAAACTGTTTTCTAGATCAGACAGTTCTTTGTTAATTAAATTTTGACTTGTTAGTTTAGGCAACAGTAGTTGATCTAATGCGGTTTGTTCATGAAAATGACTATATGCATATAAGTTATAATTTTCCCACAGTTGATTCAACGTATCAATTGACCACTTAGAATTTTTCCATACCATAAATCCTGTACTTGTAATTGTATACATGATTTTATTTTCAGATAACGCATTTTTTGAAAGTATTAAATCAATTCCATCTTCTATAAATTCTTCAATTTTAATATTTTTTAAAAAAATAGCATCAGCATCTATCCAAACAACATAATCATATTGAGACAAATATTTTTGGATTAACGGTATTTTGATCCACGAATTCTGTCTATCAACTAATGGTTCTTGTAAAATTTCACATACAAAACTATAATTATTTTTATTTGCGTATTTCAAATTGATTTCAGATGTAAATTTTCCAAAATCACAATTGCCATAATTGTTCCAAACTACGTTTTTTGTGAAGGCAGTTAAGATTAAAATATTCATATTATTGATGTATGATCGTAAAATTTAAATGTCTAAAATAAGAATAATAGGAAAAATTATAAAAATATTTAGATATAATTGATTTAAATTTATTTAACTTTTCATTCAATAACTCATCTCTAGATGTATTTGTTAAATGTACACTTTCATTTAAATAGTACATTTTAATGCACATTTTATTATTTAAAGATTTTAATTTATCTAGTACGTCACACAAACCATCTTCACTTTCAAAATAATTTAATATAATTGTATAATGGTCAGATCCATGACATTTATTAAATTCAATGTTTTTATCAATATAAATTTCTTTTATTTTTTCTTTTTGATCTACATCTAGATTTGGTGAAATTATAGATATGTTTTTAAAATCTGTATTCATGCCGAAATACATGATTGAATTCAATTCTTTATAAATTGAATTATAACTATATATAGACTCATAATTTGATGATATTGATTTTTCTAATCCAATATCAAAATTTTTATTATACGTCAAATCATGACTTGAACTTTTCGTACTTGAAATTGAATCGTTTCTAAGTGTCCATGTATAAAGATTTCTTGGTACATGCAGCCAATTACCATATCCATTCATGTATAACATTCTATAAGAATCTTCACATACATCATTAAACGTATTAACATTAAATTTTAAATCTTTAATATTTTTAAAACATCTTCCGTGTCCAAAACAATAATAGTTTAAATTGTTACAATAATCGATTTGTGGATGAAAATGATTTAATTTATCAGTCAATTTTTCTTGATTAAAAATATAACCGAAAGAATGAACAGATCCATCAGTTTCATTGATTCTTGTGAAATCACATGTTATTATAGAAAGATCATTGTATTTTTTGATTAAATTATTATAAACAGTCAATATGTTTTTGTCTACCAAGTCGTCACTATCAACCAACAATACATACTCATATTCAGATGGTATAAATTTATTTGGCTGCCAATACATTTCCATTTTATGATTTTGTTCAACATAAACAATTTTAGTATTATCTTTAATTTTTTCTAATAAATTTTGTTTTGTATCATCATTGCTATAATCATCAGTAACAAACCAAGTAAAGTCTGTATAATCAATTGACATTATATTTTCATACAACCTATCAATATACTTTGATGTATTGTAGAAAGATGTATAAATTGCAAATTTAAGCTGATGGTTCATATTTCATTATGCTTTTAATATTGCCAATTACTACTTCTGATGTAATTGATTTTGAACATTCAAATTGTCTATCTGTATTTTTTAATTTGGGACACCAATTCCAATCTCCTTTGTCAAATGTATACTTTGGATTGTTCCAACAACCATGACAAACATTTTTATTAATGATTCTAAAAGGGGTGAAAAACTCATTTTTTTCTAAACTCATGCCACTTATTAAGATAGAAGGTTTGTTCAATGCCCAAGATAACCATGATACACCAGAAGATAGTCCAATATAAAAATCACAGTTATATATCATGTTAATAACAACATTTAAATCGGTAGAATTACATAAAATAACATCTAAGTTAGGATCATCCAATAATTCAACTTCTTCTTTTTGAACAATTACGACTTTATATCCATTAGAATTCAAAAAAGAAACTACATCTCTCCAGCCATTTTCTGTATTCCATTCTTTACATGCAGCCGTTGATTTTGTAGAGATACACACATATTTTTGTTTAATTGGTCTGTCTTTGTTTAATATCTTAAGAGGAGGCTTAATTTCTCTATAATCGATTCCTAAAATATTTGCACAAATTTCTTGATTATTCAACAATTTCCAACTTTTTCTTTCTCTAATTTCATCGTTAAAACATCCTATACTGTAAGATGCATATAAATTATGCACTTCCTTTCCTGGTTCAACAAATTTTATATGTGGATAAATGTCTCTAAATATTTCATTTTGATATGTAGAGCAATATACCGTGCAATTATGTTTTAGTCTAAATTCTTCAACAAATGGCATCCACGAAATATTATCTCCCAATGATCTACTATCAAACCAAATAAACACATTTTTCGAAGTTGCATTATAATCGATTTCACGAATTAAATTTTTTGATTTAAAATCAATTATTCTTATTCTATAATCGATAAAGTAACAGTATGAACTTTTTACCCACATATTAGATGTAATGACATCATCATGTAGTATTTCATTTGTTTCTTTATTGATAAATTGAACATAATATTTATTTTTATTATTATTGTCCAATATTTCACAAAAAGCGCCGTTGATAAAATTTATATTAATTTTCATACAATGTTATTGTTTATTAAATATGTTATTGTATTTGTGACATCTTCAATTGAAGAATGACATTCAAACTTAGGTTTGTTTTCTAGACAATCTGTTAGAGGTGGTATACTATTCATTGTTCCCCATTCTTTAATGCTATATTTCATATTATTTGTACAAAATAAATCGCATTTACCTTTTACATAAATGTATTTGTAATTTCTAGTTCCTTTTCTATATGGAGATGAAAATCTAGGATCTTTTGCACTACCTAATTGAATTATAAACGTATCAGTTGTTCCCGCAAGATGTAAAAGACCAGAATCAAGAGTCACAAATAATTTTGCGTTATTTAATAAATGCCATGTATCACTTAAATCCAAAGTATCTGATAAATCCAAACCATATAAATTTTCAAATTTGTATATGAATTTTTCAGTAGTAACATTTTTTTCTTTTTGAATTGTAGTTTTTCCTGTTATTACCGTAAAAATATTATTTTTCGATAAAAAATTAATTAACGATTGCCAATTCTCATGACTCCATGTTCTATTTGGCCAATTAGTAGATGGATGAATCACAACATAATCTTTTGGTAAATTAACAGAATTTGAAAAATCATTTGGAAAAAAATCACAATGTAATTCATCTTCAAATAACTGAAATCCTAAATCATTTGCGTGGACTTGTCTTAAATCTACATGTTGAAACTTTCTTTCAACACCTTGAGAATTTTTTAATCCAGGAAAAAGATAAGTCTGATAATATTCTATTTCATTCACAATAAGATTATTCCAATCTTTGTTTTTAAATTTATTATGAAAGTCTTCATAAGAATATAAAACGTCAATATAAGGACTATTAATAAAAACTCTTTTAGATTCTTCAGGAACAACAACATTTATTTTTTTATCATATACTGAAAAAACTTTACGTAATGATGGAGTAAAACAAATAGTATCACCTAACGTTTTACAATTAACCGATAAATAAACATCTCGCATAACTTTCATTTAAATAGAATTGGTTTGGAACAAAACAATAGTTTTATTTAAATTATAAATAGTAAATGTTTTTTTACCATTAAACTCGGCACCAAACCAATATTCAACGTTTTTTACCATAGTTAAATCATCAAAAAAACAAACATCACCTTTTTCATTTTTAATTTCTAGATAAACCTTACATGAATCAAAATAATCTTGTGAAAAGAAAACAAAATTATGATTTTCTGAAAATCTATGAAATTTTACATATCCATTATTACTGAGTGATGTAGAACCATATCTTTTATTAATTATATCATACAAATCTCTAGATACTTTATTCCATGAATAATTTGTTATAAATTTTTGTGATTTTTCTAAATGAATCTTCTTATATGTTGAATAATTTTTATAAGAATCCATGATGACTTCACTCAACATTTGAAAATCTGGTTCATCAAGATATCCATCAGAAAAATATTCATCTTCTTCACTATAAGCCGGTACCTTTTTTTGTATGTCTACTCCTAGTGGATATTCACCAGCAAATTCAACTTGACCTGATCCTTTGGAATATATTGACGGAATTCCACAAGCAAACGCTTCAGCTAATGGTATATTCCACCCTTCTCCTCTTGAACAACTCAGAAAAACATGACAATTCTTTAATAAATTTAAATAAACACTTCGATCTGGAAAATTATGAACTATAATTTTTGGTGAATATAAATTGTGTTTTTTAAATCTTTCTGATGCTGGTATCCAAATTGGATAGTGTTTGTCTACGCTTACATGAAGTTCTACGTCATCAACACGTTCAAACGTTTTTATAAAACATTCGATTATTTCTTTAGTTGATTTTCTAAATCCCCATGTACCAACAAGAAAAAATTTAAATTTATCAGACTTTTCTTGTTGAATAGGAAAACAATCTGGATCAATTCCTTCATGTACAATATCAATTTTACTTTCGTCCAATCCTTGTTGTATTAGACACTCTTTTTGCCACTTGGTTAAAACTATATTACTGTTGTAAGTTTTTAATTTATTTAAAAAATTAACATCGTATCTATCACTCTCCCACATTGTAAATGCGATTTTTGGTCCATAATATTCATCATAAAAATATAAATGATTGTGTTCGGCTGAAATTAGGTGAATTTTTTCTCCTATATGAGTATCTAAAACCGTAGAGTTCCAAGGCAAAGGATAGTCGCTCCAAATTTTATTATTTTTATAATGAGACCACAACGTTTGTTCTGATAATATTTGTTTATCTAAATCATTTAAATACGAATCTAATTTTGGATCTAATGTAAAATTTCTTACATAAACTTTAGCGTGATTGGATAATCCTCTAAAAAACCCTCTGGTATGATTATTGAATCCCGTAGAACCAAGATATGCACCGTGACATTTAATAAACATATATATAACAGTTTCAATACATATATTATCGAATTAAAAATAATTAAATTTAAATAAGATATACTATATATAATTATCAATGAAAAATCTTTACCATATAGTTACCAGATTTACAAGAAACGATGTTAAATGGTTGGATAACTGTTATAAAAGTATTATAAATAATGATATAAACTATAAATGGTACATAATCGGAATCGATGATTACGTTGACGTTTCTAAATATAGAAATACAATATATCTAAAATTTCCTGATAAACCTAATTGGAAAAATTTATGCAATTATTATTTAGATGTTGTTCCAGACGAAGGTCAGTGGTTTTTCATATTAGATGATGATAACCTATTACATCCAAATTTTAATCAACTAGACAAAAAAATACAACCAAATTCAAAACTAATAATAGTAAGTCAATTATATGAACCAAATAAGATTAGAATCGCATGTGAACAAAATATAATTGTTCAAAAAATAGACATGGCTCAGTTTTGTATTAAACGAGAAATAATAAACGATTTAAGATTTTGGGAAATATATAGAGGTGATGGGTATTTCATCATGGAACTATATATAAGATGTAAGGAATATGAAATCCAAACTCAGATTATACCTGAAATATTTTCTTATTATAATGCACAACATTGGATATGATAAACACTGATAGTATAGATATATTAAAATGTAAAGAACAATTTGAAAATCATAATAAAGTAATAATTAATGATTTTTTATTAACCGATTATGCTGAATCTTTACATCAATTTTACAATGAAAAAATGCCATCTGATTGGTGGTTTGCATCGTCGTATCCATCCTTTACTAAAGGGGAGTCTCATGAGTTTATACAAGTAACTGAAGACAATTATCACACAATACAAATAAATAAATCATATTCAAATAAGTGTTTGAATGATCATATATATTCATATTTCTTCTATAGAACTATGCCACACATTGATGGATGTTCGTGTTTACATTGTTCTATTCATAGTTTTTTGTCTAGTGAAAAGATTATAAATATTTTAAATGAAATTACAAATTTAAATTTAAAAAAATCAACGACTATATTTGCAAACAAATATACATCAGATTGTTTTCTAGCAACTCATACAGATGACGGAAACGGAAGACTTGCATTTGTTTTACATTTAACAAAAAATTGGAATGCATGTTGGGGAGGGATGTATATGGATCACACAGATCCAAACAATATAAAAACCGTGATTCCAAGTTTTAATAAAATGGTAATGTTTAAAGTAGGAAATCATGAAACACCTCACAGTGTGAGTTGTGTAACAAATAATTTAACAAGAAAAAGAATATCAGTTACAGGATGGTTTGATTAATTTATGAAAAAATTCTGCATATTAACTTTAACTCATGAATCATTAAATAGACCAACATATCTCCGTGATACAGTTGATTCTTTTTTAAACAATACTGAAGTGGATCAAGTTATTGATTGGTTCATATACATTAATAAAACAAATCAAGAATTTATATCAGTGTGTAATGAATTGATCGATAAATATAAAGATAAAGTCGATTTCAAAATTGTACATTCTAACGTAAATAATGGAGTTGGGTATGGAATCAATCGATTAAATGATCTATCAATTGATTATGAATATAGTCTTTTTCTTGAAGGGGATTGGAAATGTATGTCGCCGGACATAAGTGGTCAACCAAAGACATGGTTGAAAACAAGCATTGAGTTATTGGACGAAAACCAAGATACAGATGCGGTATTTCTAAGAAGGTATATTAATGATTACGAAAGCAGATCCACAGGTATCTTTGCGTATTATTCGGTTAAAAACTGTAAAGTCGAATCAAAAAATGGACTCAAATATTTTATTGTTCCTGTTAATTTATATACAAATAATCCATTGATTAGAAGAAATAAATATTTTTATGACAACAAAACTTTTCCATTACAAGAATTTTTTGATTCAAATGGAAATCCAACTGAATTAAAAATAGATGATGTTATATATGTTGATTGGGGACAAGCAGAAATTAAAGCACAACCAACAGATAAAAAAATTAAATATATAATGTTAGTTTGGGGAAATTTTTGTCATATAGATAATATGGGCGAGTTTGAT